CCACTACGGGAGTCTCTGGTCCTACGTAACGGCCCATTGTGTTTACGGTCACCCACTCTTCCGCTTCTTGATAGCTCATGCCCATCTTACGATGCACTTCAATCAGCTTGTCATAGTCGTAGGCTGGCACCGATAGGCCGATCCGCAAGGCGATGCCTATCAGTGCCGCATCTAATTCAGATGGCTCAAAGAAGATTACCTTTTCTTGCCCGTGTGTATCAATCAAGTTGAGTGCTATCCTCTCCTTCAAATCTCCCATGATTAGGTGTTATTGAACCAGTGGTAGCGTAAGGGAGGGAGGGGATTAAGGTCGATGGTGGACAATCGATAACACCCTTTAAAGGAGGAGTGTTGATCCTCTACTTCGAAGGGTAGGTCAGCTGGGGTGGCATACCCTGGGATGTAGATGGTAGGATGCTCTGTAATCCAATGGGTGGGGTCCTCGCTGGCATGGTCTATTAGGCACTGGATGTACACCCAATCCTCCCGCAGATCGCTGGGGCGCAAGAGTAGGTTATAGCGCAAGGGATCTTTAGATCCCCGCATAAAGGACGCTTTAACGTCGATATTGGCGCATCCAATGTCGTACCCATGATCTGCCGTGTCGGGATGTTGGCTATGCCAGAATCGGGTCAAGAAATAGAGTTGGGTTGTACCGTATAGGTATTTAGCTACGGCACAAGTAGCGACCTGTCCTACGGCCTGATCGACAGTCATCCGCTGCTGCCTGGTTTCAACGTCATGCACCTGGCTCTTATAGGTGCCAATGCCCTGCTCCTGGTTTTGACGGGCGTGCAGGAGGGCACCTCTCAACTCCTCTGTCGATAGACGCACTTTAATCATAATCAGGGTTCAAGGAGGTGGAGGACACCCCGCAACATCCTCCACCCCCAGCACAGTGAGGGTAATACCGATCTCCCAGAGGGCATTACCGCGACACACTGCGCTTAATATCGTTTTTGGCGATTAGCACCTGTTGCTCAACCCGTTGCTTGCTGACTCCCATGATGCGCCCCAATGCTACATAGCTCCATAGGATGCCCCCGAAACTACCAACAACAAATCTGACGATCATGCGGTGCCTGGGTATGCGGATATACTGTAGGTAGGGACTGATATCCGTAGGAGGCTCTTCTTCGGGGGGGGTTGGCTCGACCGCACCTATTTCCTGCTCTTGCGTGAGGGCATGGAGATAGTGATCGTAGATCGCCAATTCCGCTTGTAAGCGGGACATGCCGCTATCTATTGCGGCATTGAGTTCCTTGCGCCTCTTGCGCTGGGCTTTGATTACGGTGCCAGGTAATCGCACGATCTTATCATCTATTTCGGTATCGGTCACCGCTTTGAGCAGTCTCCAACGGGCATAACTGGTAAACGCCACATCGCGTGAGAGGTCGAATTTGTCCATAGCGACCATCAATTCGATGCACATATTCTGACAGCCCTCATCAAAGGGCACCCAGGGACGTTCCCCCAAAAACTTCGCTACCAGACCCAAGGTGCTACGCACCAGCATCTCGCGTGCCGCATAGTCCTCGTTCTCTTGCCACCGCCGCACTAGTTCCCGCTGCTCATCGTGAGGCAGGGGAGGGAGGGCCATTCTGGGCAGGTAGTATATCGTTTCAGGTCGTTGCTTCGACAAACTTCACCGTGTCGGATTGCCAGTTGAGGCGCATGGTCCCTTGGGGTCCGTTCCTATTTTTGCGGATGATCAACTCACAGTCTCCCTGTGCCAGGTCCGAACAATGCTCCCAGCCCCACCATAGCATCCCCACTACATCCGCATCCTGCTCGATCTGCCCCGAGTCCCGCAGATCGGAGAGGTTGGGGCGCGAGGCTTCGCCTGTGCGCATCTCTATGGCACGATTCAACTGCGCACAGGCTAGCACGGGCACACCCAGGTCCATTGCCAGTGCTTTCAAGCCCCTGCTGATCTGCGATACCTCCTGCTCCCGCGTAGCAGCGCTCGTGACACTCATCAGCTGCAGGTAGTCCACTACGATCAGGGAGAGGGGGTCCTGACGATGTAAGCGCTTAGCACGGGCTTTTAGGGCGTGTAGGGAGACACTGCCCCGTTCATCAATATGGAGCTTTCGGGCCGCTATCTCTTGTGTCGCTTGCGCAAACTGATCCACGAGATGCGTAGGGATATGGGCACGGGCTAAGTCTGAGATACAGATCCCTGTCTCCTGGCAGAGGGCACGTAGGACCAAGCTACGGGCATCCATCTCCAGGGAGAAGTACGCTACGGGACCTCTATGGGCGATATGACTGGCAATCTGCCAAGCGAGGGCTGACTTGCCCTTGGAGGGTCTTGCGGCTAGCACGATCAACTGGGCGGGTTGCAAGCCATTGGTGATGCGGTCCAATTCCATAAAGTTGGTGGGCTCACCCAATAACCCCAGCCCCTTATTTTTGCGTGTCCAGTGCAGAGTCATCCCTACGGCGTCTCCCAGGGGCAGCATCCCTGTATCCTGCGTCTTGCTGTACTTGAGTAGATGCTCCTCCAGATCATACAATAGGTCTTCGGGGTCATCCATCATATCGGTAGCACGGGTGGTCATAGACCTACCCATCTCAGCCAGGGTACGGCGTTGCTGTAGATCCAAGAGGTTCTGCGCGTGCCATCGGATGTTGCGACTGGTGCCCACTAAGGTGTATAACGTTGTCAGGTCTACCAACGATATTTCTGGGGCGCGACTACGCAGGTGCTTGTGCAGCAGCAGAGGGTCAATGCTATCCGCGCCCTTGGGGGCTGCTGCCAGGGCATCCTGCAAGCCCAACCAGACCTTCTGATTGACAGGGGTCCAGAAGGACTCGACCTCTATCCCCATGTCTGTGATCTCAGGGATTGCACCGATACGCTGCATACAGCTGCTCAGTACGGCTTGCTCGGCATCAAAGTCTTCAGGTGCGTGCATAGTTGTACAGTGCCCTCAATTTTTTAGATGGAAATGAAATAGCACTGTACAACTACTCGCCTGTCATCAGCTGCCCATAGGTAGACCAGGGCAGCACAACGATGGGTTCCTTGCGGTCAGATTTGACGATGAGCATATCATTACCTGCTAGCCACCGCTCTATCAGGGCGAAGCCTGCTCCATCCTTGCGCGCCTTGACCTCGACACGATAGGTCTTATCTACGATCACATCCCCCGCAAAAGAGCCGCCAGCGGCTCCTGAGAGGGGCACCCGCTCTGCCTCTATGCCCAGAGCATGGTGGAGAGCCACGATCTCACGCTCCACCCTCGCTCCCTTGTTGCGGGATCTGCGACCTGGTGAGGGCACTTTAGAAGGGAGACTCATCTGTATCCTCCATCTGTTGGACAGGGTTCCTGCGCTGCTGGGGTTCTTCCTCCAAGAGACTCAGCCTGTGCGCCTTAACGATGGTCTTGTAACGCTTGGTGCCATCCTGCTCCCACGATTCGGTTTCTAGCGCCCCCTCCACCTGCACCAGGGTGCCCTCCGTGGCGTGCTGGACTACTTCCGCTAGCTTGCCCCAAGCTGTGATATTGTGATAAGTCGTGAAGTAGTCCACCTTGGCATTGGGGTGGGCTTTCTGCTGGGTGACCAGGGTCAGGTTCGCTACCTGACTTTTGGGCGTAGTATGATGACGCACCTCCCCTTTGATCGTGCCCAGGATACACGCAAAGTTAATGCTGGGTACTGACATATTAGTTTTCTCCGGTTGAATAGGTTAAATAGATTCGTAAGGAACGCTTTAGGGAGGGGTTAGCGCTCAGGTATTGTATGAGCATCACGAGTTGATCCATGTCGGACGCATAGCCTGCAACTTTGGCATCTTCCTCGTTGAGGGTGAGGAGCAAATAGGACTCCGCTTCCGCGATAAACGCTTGCGCATCTTGGCGGCTATGTTCCTGTTCCTCATTCATCGGGGGGCGATTCGACTACGGCAACCACCTGCGCTGCTACGACCTTATAACATTGATTGTTATCGATGAGTCGTGCCACGATCCACAACTCATCATCGATGTCCCGCGTCTGCCAATCCCACGTAGGATTGCGTTCCTGCAGCAGTTGGTCGATCTCCGCAGGCAGGCTAGTACTCCAGCGTCCTCGTTCCATTATTGAGCCTTCCTGTAGGTGACCAACTGGTCATAATACGTTGCCAGGTCATCTACCGTAGCTGCTTCCAGCTTGATTACTTTGGCGTACTTACCGCGCACCTTGCTGCGCTGCTGCTCGCTCATACGCTTTTTATTGATGAGGGATGATTCCAAGTCCTCAATGGCGCGAATCAGTTCCTGAGCCGCCTCACTCTCCTCGCGCTGCGCTATGATCTGGTCCTCTGTTTCGATCTTATCAAATGGGATATCGGTGCCAACTTCTCCGCTGGGTAGTGCCCATCCAGGCAGCACCGGAGGGTCCATGATGCGCTTCTTGGCATCCAGCGCCACCCACTCGCTGGGCAAGCGATAGAGGTAGCGTCCAATGCCAAACATCACCGCAGAGCGCTTAAACGCATCGCTCAACCCTCCCTTTTCAGCCTCGACAGCCGTATCACCTGCTCCATCGCTGCGCGTAACGCCGCAGATCGTTAAGAGGCACGTAATGCGTCCTGCGACCTCTTCAAAGCGATTGTGCCATTCCCCTGGAACGACCTCATCCAGCCTATCCATGACATCCCTGGCATCGATATAGGCTAAGGCCATGCCCCGCTTGTTGTCCTTCGTAGTGCTGCCTACACGCCAGTGGATGACCTCACTGGAGTAGGGAGCGGCTAATTGCTGCAGGATCTCTGGGGTTAGCTCAGTCATAGGGACCCCCTCTCTGCCACAGGGTGGGCACAATACGCGAGAGCAAGTAGAGAGCAATGGACCCTAGCACGAACCACTGCACACCTGTGCATATTGATTTTTTAGAGGGGGGTTGGTAACTTTGTGGCATCTGAGTCCTTTCGTTTGTGCGAGGGGGATTAGGTATCGGGGGATAGCGTGTTCCTGCACGTTACCCCCACTTTTATATTGC